AACCAACTGAAGAGGCGGCTGCGGCATGTGTGCTTTGGTTCGTTCTCGGAATAAGTCATGACTGACTTGATTTTTGTCAGTAAGTCGAGTATAGTGCGCTTCGGTAAATCCTTTCGGTACTTCTCCCCACTGGGCGCGCACCTCCGCGCCCATTTTTTTCGCCTGACGAGAGACCGTCGGGAAGGACAGGGTAGGCATGACAACGAAGACTGAGCCAAAAAAACAACGTCGACTTACGCCTAGGCAATGGGCTGAAGCCGAAGCGCTGTGGGAGTCTGGCGAAATGACGCAGGCCGACATTGGGCGCAAATTTGGCATTAACGAGCAGACAGTTTATATGCACATGAAGCGCGGGAAGATCAAGCGCGGTGCAAAGGCTGAGGCGCACAAGAAGAAGGTTGCAGAGGAAGTCTCGAAAGCGTCAATAGATGACGCGACCATTACGGCTGCGCGTATTCGTGAGACGAAAGAAGAACACTACAAGATGGCCGCCGGCCTGGCGAAACTTGCTTGGGCAGAGGTTCTGAAGGCAAAGCAAGACAATGCGCCGCTGGCGGTTGCCACAAACAATCTGAAGGCGATAGATGCCGCCATGAGCATTATGACCAAGGCGCGACAGGAACGGTGGGCAGTTCTGGGCCTGGATCGCGCAGATTTCGTTGATGAAGATGGCTTGCCGGAATTGTTAATTTCGGAACTGACGGCAGACCAGATTCAAGCGCTTCGAAATCGCGATGCCGAGTTTGACGAGTTGCCTGACGAGGATTTGAAAGACGGCGACATGGTGTTCGAGGAAAGCTAATGGCTGTCGTAAGACGCAACCTGTCGCTTCATCCGAAACAGATGGAGGTTTACAAGTCAAAGGCACGCTTTCGTGTCGTCGTCGCCGGTCGACGGTGGGGCAAGACGATGCTGTCGCGCGTGCTTATCATCAAGATGGCACAGAAGCCTAAGCGCAAAATCTGGTATGTCGCGCCGACTTATCGGATGGCAAAGCAGATTATGTGGGTCGACCTGTTGGATGTAATTCCGAAAAAGTGGATCAGAAAAATCAATGAGACTACGCTAACAATCACGCTTGTCAACCAGACGCGGATTGAGCTGAAGGGTGCCGACAAGGCAGATTCGCTGCGTGGCGTTGGTATTCACTTTCTGGTGCTGGATGAATTTCAGGATATGGCAGAAGAGACGTGGACTCAGGTGCTTCGCCCAACGCTTGCCGATACGCGCGGTCACGCCATCTTCATTGGTTGCGTCAATGAGCGTACCAAAGTCTTGCGGCGCAACGGCGTGTCTGAAATTGGCTCAATAAGTCGTGGCAGTAGTGACAAAACACTTGACCGTATCGACATTGACCTTTATGGTCTCGACAGGAAATTTCACAACGCTGATGGGTTTTGGAATAATGGCATTGTTGAGACTAGAAAAATTAAAACACACATGGGTTTTGAACTTGAATCTAGTTTGCCGCATCCTGTCTGGACGATAGACAAGAACGGTAACGAGGGCTGGAAAAAGACGGAAGATATTGTGGTTGGTGACAGAGTTGCAATCGCTCGCGGCATGGAAGTATGGGGAGATCAGGACCCTTTGAATGGCTGGAATGCTCATGTTGAAGAATGGCGTAAGAAATTTTCTGATAAGCGAGGCTCTAAGCCGGCGAGGTTGAACCTTGAATAATGACATTGCGTACTTTTTAGGGCTGTGGATAGCCAAGGGTTCGTTTGAAGAGGACATCGGAAGAGTAACTATCGCCTGTGGAGATAGCGATGTAGGCAGCGTTCTTGAGTCTGGCGCGATATGTGGCATTGAGTTCGAAAATTCAATCAAGAGACCCGACCAGTGGTGTTCTAATTCCTATGAGCTACTGGAGCTGATGCGGTATTTGAAAATGCCGCTTGTTAAAGCGTCTGAGAAGTGGATTCCTGATTTTGTATGGTCTGGTAAAAGAGAGTGGGCGCAGCACTTGCTATCGGGCATGTTTGATGGCGATGGTTACATTTCGACTAAGCGAAACAAAGCTGGTTACACGACCGCATCAAGGCGGTTAGCATCGGATGTTCAGTTGCTATTGACTAATTTTGGAATAATGTCGCGACTAATCTGTGTAACGTCAGCGCCAACTGAAAAGGTGAGTGTGTTCAGCGAGCAGTACAGAGTTGAAATTGTAGGCGCGAATGTGTCTCTTCTGAAAGGCGTGCTGAAGCCGCGTATTGCTAAAAAAGCAATCGCACTTGATGCTGTGCCTGATAATTTGTTTTCAAGAAGGGACGGTGTATTTGTATTGCCTATTCTCGTTGAGCTAAAGGCGCTTTTGTCTGGCATCAAGCGCAAAAAACTAGCGATGACAATTGAAATAGCGTCTAAGGCTGGCTCCGACACGACGTATAGAACCATTCGCGACATTCTCGCAGAATCGCCAGAGTTGTCGGCTAGTTCACCATTTATAAAGCTCAAGAAATTGTTGAGCGACCATTACTATTGGGATAAGGTTGTTTCTATTGACAAAAGCGAATCAGTCACTTATGACTTCACAATACCGGATACTCATAGCTTTTGGTCGAACGGTTTTATAAGTCATAACACGCCAAAAGCATACAACTACCTTTACGAGCTTTATAAGCACGGTCAGGACAAAGCGAAGGTAAAGGCGATGCAATGGCAGTCCTGGCAGTTCCCGACCATTACCTCGCCATTCATTCCGTTGTCTGAGATTGAGGCGGCGCGTCGGGACATGGATGAAAAGAGCTTCAACCAAGAATTCGGGGCTTGTCATCTGCCGCAGACAGAGGTGTTGATGTTTACTGGAGAAAAAAAACAAATAAAAGATTTAGTCATTGGCGACTTATTGCAACATTTGAGAGATGATGGCAAAATTGTCAGTTGTGAGGTTTTGAAGGTTGGTGAGACTGGCGAGAAGGTTGTTGTAACCGCTGTTTTAGAAACTGGAGAATACATCACCGCCAGCGCTCATCATAAATTCAAGGTTCATCAGCATGAAGGCTAAGGAAGAATTTTTAGAAACGACAGATTGGATTGAGTTTAATCCGCAAGTATGGAGTCCGACCTCTGATGACGAAAGGATGGCTGCCATAATCGCGTATATGACTGGAGACGGCTCGATAGCAAAACGCAGTCAAAGTTATGAGAAGAAAAATGGACACGTTTCAATTTATGAAAGGACATTTACAGGCGCGTTCTATAGCAATATCAAGGAAGACTTGGAGCTTATAGCTAACGACTGCAAGCGATTGAATATCGGCATAAGTGCGACGGTTACGGCCAAAAAGAATGACGGGAATCGAAAAGACGGCTATCAGTTTCAGATAGGCAAGGCAGATTGCGAAAAGTTAGTGTCTTTAGGTTGCCCAAGTGGCAAAAAGACAACTGTGGAGTTCGATGTGCCCGAATGGGTGATGAATGGGTCATTGGAGGTAAAGAGGGCTTACGTTGCGGCGCTATTTGGAGCAGAAGGAACGATGCCGGCGAAGGACTCAGCTTCAAAAAGCAGATTTCCAAGACAGCCAATTCTTACGATGTGCAAGATTGAAGGCATGGCAACTGGTGAAAAATACTTTAATCAGTTAAAAGTGCTGCTTGATGACTTTGGTGTGGATTCGTCAATTGGGTTCACTTTGGCAGAAGCATTTGGAAAGACGTATAGAACGAACTGGTTAAGGGTGTCTAGTGGGTCGGCAAACTTGATAAAATTCTACGAAAATGTTGGATTTGTATATTGCATGCAGAAGGCGATTGAGGGGTGGAAATGGAGTAAGTACCTTAGAGCTTACGCTTCAAAAGCAAAATACAGAAAAGATACAATTATTTCGATGAGAAAAGATAAGCAAACCTACAGTTCGATTGGAAAAGAGCTTGGGTTGACACATGGAGCCGTGTGGAGAATGGAGAAAGATATAAACTCTGGAAAAGACACAACGGCAGGACATTCATTTCCACACTACAGCGAATGGATTAAAGAAAGATGGCTAGAGGACAAGAAGTTGCTTCGTCTTCAGGTTATAGGTAGAAAGTTTCACGAAGACCGTCAAGTTGTTTGGAATGTAAGCGTGTCAAGTCCAGACCATAGTTATTTACTTGCAAGTGGCGCAAATAACTTCAACAGCTTCGAAACCATGAGTGGGCGCGTGTACTATTCGTTCGACCGTCAGGAACACGTTGGTAATTACCCATTCGACCCCAAACTGCCGATTTGGGTGGGTATGGACTTTAACATCGACCCGATGAGTACGGTAATCTTTCAGCCACAACCTTCTGGCGAACTCTGGATCGTTGACGAGATAGTGATGTTTGGCTCAAACACGGAAGAAGTGTGCAAGGAGTTGGACAAGCGTTTCTGGCGTCATCAGAATCAGATCGTTATTTACCCAGACCCCGCCGGCGGCCAGCGTCAGCACGCTCGCGGCGAAACTGATCTGGACATTTTGCGTGAGAGTGGCTTCAAGCGCATCAAATACCGTCGCAAACACCCGCCTGTTGCTGATCGCGTGAACGCGGTGAACCGACTGCTACGTGCAGCAGATGGCACCGTCAGATTGCGAATTGACGCGCATTGTAAGTACGTCATCAACGCTTTTGAGCAGACGATTTACAAGAAGGGTTCGCGCGACGTGGATAAGGACGCCGGCGTCGAACACTCCGCTGATGCGGCAGGCTACTGCATCGAGTTGGAATATCCGGTTCGCAAAATCGAGGTTGGCGGGTTATCTTTATGACACTTGCCAATCAGTCACAAATGACTTATATTAGGAAGCACTATGAGTATTCTTAAACCGGGCCAAACAGCCATCATCGACCATAACGATGCGGATAGCTCCGCTTCAGTCGTGCCTCAAACAGACGATCAGAAGCGATTGAAGACGCTGATTTCGCGTCGTCACCCTAAATATGAGGAAAACTCGAAGCATTGGGACTTTCTTGAAGACACCTATGAAGGTGGTCGAGAGTGGTTCAAGGGCAACATTTTTCGCTACATTAAGGAAGGCGATAACGAGTTTTCCGACCGCGTAGATCGCTGCTATCGCTTCAACCATAGCCGCGAAGTGGTGGACCTCATCAACAAATACCTGTTCAAGCAGAACATCAGCCGCAGCACTGATGTGCCAGAGTGTGTCGCCGAATTCTGGAAGAAGACAACCAAGAGCGGCTTGAACATCAAGGATTTCGCGCGTCAGATCAGCAAAAAGACCTCGATGGTTGGCCGCGTCGGTATCGTGGTGGACACGACTGCGCCAAAAGACAAGATTCTGTCCAAGGCAGATGCTAAGGCCGCTGGCGTTCGCACTTACGCTTACATTGTTGGCCCTGAGCAGTTGCTCGATTACTCATTCGATCAAGATGGCGCATTAAGCTGGGTGCTGATTCGTGAGGCGGTACGCGACGATAAGGACCCATTTACATCGTCTGGCGCTGAGACGGATCGCTTTCGTCTGTGGACAAAGACGGACTGGAGACTGTTCGAAGAGCAACAGCGGGGCCGCAAAAAGATCGTGGTGGAGGTTGATAACGGCAAACACAATCTCGGCACCGTTCCGGTCATCCTTGCCGACAATGTTGTTACGGACGAAGAATACGAATCGCCTGCACTGATCGACGACATCGCATACCTGGATCGAGCGGTTGCGAACTATCTCTCCAACCTGGACGCTATCATTCAGGACCAGACTTTCTCGCAACTGGCGATGCCGGCGCAGAACGTACTGCCAGGCGAGGATAACTACACCAAGCTCGTCGAAATGGGAACCAAGCGAGTGTTTCTATACGACGGCGAGGGTGGATCACAGCCGTTTTATTTGTCGCCTGACGTAAAGCAGGCAGAGTTGATCGTAACTGTGGTCAACAAGATCATCGGCGAAATCTACCACACGGTCGGTCTTGCCGGCGAGCGCACCAAGCAGGACAACGCGGTGGGCATCGACAATTCCAGTGGTGTTGCTAAGGCTTACGACTTCGAGCGAGTGAATGCTTTGTTGGCGGCCAAGGCTGACAGCCTGGAAACAATCGAGAACAAGCTGACCCGTCTGGTGGCGTTGTGGGGCGGTGAAGAGGATGCCATTAAAGATGATCTCGTCTCCTACCCCGACAACTTTGACACTCGTGGCCTGTACGATGAATTCGACATTTCCGCGCGCCTGATGTTGATTGAAGCACCGGATTCGATTCGTCAGGAGCAGATGAAGATGGTGCTGGATAAGCTGTTTCCTCAACTTGCCACCGATCTTCGCAAGAAGATGGAAGATGAGCTGAAGAGCTGGCCGATTAGCCCCATCGAAATGGCATCGCAGTTGACGCAGGGTAACGTCGATGCAGTGCGGTCGAAGTCGGTCATCAAGGAGGGTAACACACCCACACCTGCTGGCGGCGCAGGTGAGAAGCCCGTGAAGAATAATCGTCAGGGGCAGGTAACAAAGGAGTCGAAGCAGTAAACCCTGTCGGTCAAGAGACTGGCCGACTTAACTTAACCATGACCAGGCGAACGGTCAGAAAGGAAATGAAATGAATGAACTGTTGAAGAAAATGTTGCGTCACGGTGGCTACATGGATCAGGCTGACGACGGTACTGGTGGCGCTGGTGGCGCTGGTGGTAGCGGCGACGATAAGGGCGGCGACGATAAGGGCGGCGCTGGCGATGGCGACAAGGGCGACAAGGGCGACAAGAGCGTCAAAGGTGACGTGAAAAAGCCAACCGACGAAGAGGCCCGTCTGCTGAAGGAAAACATGCAGAAGAAGGATGCGCTAAAGAAAGCCGCTGATGAAAATGCCGCGCTCGCAGCCAAACTGAAACAGTTTGAAGGCATCGACCCCGAAGCGGTTAAAAAGATGCTGGCAGAACAGAAGTCTGCCGAGGAAAAGGAGCTTGAGCGCAAGGGCGACTACGAGCGCCTGAAGCAGCGCATGGCCGAAGAGCACGGCAAGGAGACGGCAAGCCTGAAGGCCATGATAGACTCTCTGCAAGGTGAACTTGGCAAGACTAAAGGCACCGTTAATGAGCTGTCTATTGGTGCGCAGTTCGGTCAGTCCAAGTTTATTTCTGAAGAAATGACCATGACGCCAACTAAGGCCCGCGTAGTCTACGCTGACCATTTCGACCTGGAAGATGGCAAGGTCGTCGGTTACGATAAGCCACGTGGCGCGGCGAATCGCACCGCGCTTGTTGACCAGTACGGTAACGCCGTTAGTTTCGACGAGGCAATGCGGAAGATTGTCGACGCCGACCCCGAGAAAGATTACCTGCTGAAGTCCAAGACAAAGCCGGGCGCTAACAGCGATAGTAAGAAAGTCACGACTGAAGCCGGCTCAAAGGGCGATGCGTCCGTTGATTCGGTGAGTAAGATCGCTTCTGGTTTGAAGGGGTTGAAGATCGGCGGCTAATTCCGATAAGTCACCGGTGATTGACTTTTGACGGACGTTGTGTTAATGTTACGCCATCGGTGACTAGAGAGACGTAGGCCCGAAATACCAACTTCTCAATTTATAAGGATTTGAAAAATGCCTTTGTTGCAAACCGCAGCCGAAATGCTGTCGAACAATCAGCTTATTTCGGGCGTGATCGACGAGATCATCATTCGCGACGACCTTTTCGCTGTTCTGCCATTTATTGGCGTGAACGGCAAGGCGTATGTCTATAACCGTGAAAACACTCTGGGTGGCGCTGACTGGCTCTCCCCTAATGACCCCGTGAACGAAAGCGCTGCTGACTTCACCGAAGTGGTTGCAAAGTTGCGTATCCTGGCTGGCGACGTGGATGTGGACAAGTTCTTGCAATCCACGATGGGCGACACTAACGACCAGATGGCGATTCAGATTGCCAAAAAGGCCAAGGCAGTTGCTCGCACTTTCCATCAAACTCTGGCTACTGGCGACTCCAGCGTAAACCCGAAAGCATTTGACGGTCTGCCTGTTCTGTCCGCTCAAGCTCAAGCTGCTGCCGCTACCGTTGGTGGCTCTCAAGTGGTTTCTGCCGGCGCAA